CCTTCATCAGATCGTCCTTGCTGTGTCCGTTCTTCTTGCCGTATCGGGATGCGTACTTGATGATGTTTCCGATGTAGAAGCCCTCGGCGTGACCGGCTGAGGAGATCAAGTCTTGCGCCTGGACCTGGTCGCCGTAGTGGCTTCCGTACGTCTTCTTGATGTACTGGTGCAGCTCGTCTAGGATGTGACCCTCGTTGTACTTAAACGGCAAATCAGAAAAATTCTTCGAGAGTTTTTGTAGATCTGTCATCTGTTCTCATGATCTCTTCTGTCTGGTTGTAATTATACTGGATGTAGTAGCTAGCGTCGATCCAGTCGCGCCTGTCTTCTAGAGACTCGAAGACCTCGTGAGCCATGTCTCTAGCCGTCTTGAACGGAACGTTCTGGCAGATGTGATTTGAGTTCTTCTTGGGATTGAGAAGCTCGAAGTCTTCCGGAAGGCCCATGATCGACATGGCCTCTCTGTAAGTTATATATCGGTCCTCGTCTGGGTGAGTCAGGCTGGTGGGATAGTGGCCGACGAACGCGCCGATGTGGTCGTACGGAATAATAGTTCCGCGCCGCATGATATTCTGGCCGTTGGCCAGTTTAACGTCGCGACGCTCGCACTTTACTGCCTCTCTCTCGTGACCGTTGGCGCGAAGCCAATTAGTCAGCGTCGAGTACTTGACGCCCTGGCTCTCGATGAATGAGAGGACGTCGTTAGTCCTGGGAGACATAGCCACCATTCGCTCCCTGCTGAAAGTCTTGTGATCTATGCCGCCGCACATCTCGCTCAAGATGAACTTGTAGTACGGATCGTCTGCAGAGGGAGTCTTCTGGTTGATAGTCTCCATCTGGAAGTTAGACCGAACTCCCCTGATCAAGTCCTCGATCTTCTGGTACGGAGTGCTGTACCAATTGAAACGGGGAACCTTGTTGTTCTCCCAGAAGAAGTAGAACGATCTGGATCGAACCTGCGGATTTCCGTGCAGGAGAGACTTAGTTCGATAGATCGACATCGAGTATCCGTTCTGCTGCCCGATCTCGATGAGCTGATTTCTGATATCGTCGCCGATCTTGCCGGCGAATCCGGGAGCGTTCTCTCCCCAGAATACTCTCGGCTTAAGCTCGCCGAGTACGTACTTAGCGGACTTGATCATCCACTGGTTGTTCTTATTGTCAGTTCCAAATCCGTGAGAGAGCTGAGATAGCCCAGCGCACGGGCAGGTAGTGTTGACTACATCTACTCTTTTAACGGGTTTCTCGCCCTTGTCAATGAAATAGTATGGAATATCGGCGCCGTACTTCTCCCTGTAGTGATTGAGTAAGTGAGACTCGTTCTCTTGGAAGCCCTCGTAGGTGAGGAGATACTCCGGCATAGATCCAGAGTGATCGTGCTGAGCCAGAGTCATCCCGCCGATGAGCGGAACGATAGAAGCGTGAGTATACTTAGCCATTACAAATACCTCTCTAGAGAATTATCACTGCGCTTCGCTTTGGTAACCTTCTTGGACAGAAGAAATAAGTCCCACTTCTCTCCCCGCCACTCGGGATAGCTAGAGCGAGACAGGTGCACGGACTTCTTGTACTCCATGTGAGCGAAGTCTAGCTGTCCAGCGCTATTCATCAGATAGCTGACCCACTTCTTGAAGTGCACTCGCTGCGAGGCTCTCTTCTCGCACTCTTCTGCGAACAGGAGCCGCATCTCGTTGCGCTCTTGCCAGCTTCCGTAGAAGCCCTGTCCGTCATACCAGCCAGTCTTAGGAATGACTCGGCTCTCGTCCTCGATGGGAAGTAGCTCGCGGATGACTACTCTATTTAGACGAGGAAGAGAGTCGTACAGGGCCTCTGCCTGCTTGAAGTACTCCTCTACGAGAGTCTTTACTGCTGAGACTCGATCTGGCTGCCGGCACAAGTGGTGCCGCACGTCGATGTTGCCGAAGTAGAGCTCGACTTCTTCTACTAGATTCGGATCGCTATACGGCTCTAAAACAAAGTTTAGAAGACCGCGCTTGAGTGCTCCGTGGAGAGTCTTGAACGGGACGCTGTTAATGGTCCACTCAGGGCGATATAGACTGATCGCGTGACTGTCTCCAACTACGATTCGCGGAGTGACGTTGGGGTGCTTGACAGTCACTGCTCTCTGCTGAATAGAGAGGAGATTGTCGAAGTCTAGATCGCGAAATTCCTGTAGGGGCTCTATGTCTCGATTGAGAGTGAGCTTCATCTTATGCGAGAGATATCTGTGATAGTCCGGAAAGTCGATGCCGAGCGATATGACTTCACCTCGAAAGTCGAAGATCTTCTTCGTGTTTTTAGCGTACGGAAACTTCTCTAGACCACCGTATAGGTTGAGGCTGCCGCCCCAGTCGTTGCCGTGGTACACGTACAGTCGATCAAAGTCATTGAAGTCGTCTACTAGCTTGGCTCCCATGTCGATGACGATTTCTTCGTCGCCGCGCGAGAAGATCATGTCGCCGTAGATGACTCCCTGCGCACCCCTATGGGAATTAGGCAGGGACGCGATGGGAATAAAGGGAGCAGCTATTACAGATCTTATCATGACCGTTCATCCTCAAAAAAACTTCTCGAGCCCGTCACTGGCGGACTTTCCGATCTCCTTAGAGATCGGCGCTCTGGACCTATTTAGAGCCATGGACTTATCGCTCCTCAGTCGCTCGAAGACGCTGTACTGGCAGCACGCGATCTCTACGCCGAACGTAGTGAACTGACCTAGCTCACTGGCCTCTCTGAGGTGCATCTTAGCCTCATCAGACTCGATTCCGAAGAATCGCTCTTGGTCGTCGCGAATAGATAAGATCATCTTCATAGTAGTCTTGGGATTGATGGGGGCGCTCGGCCAGAGGCGCTTGAGCGTAGCGCAAGCTCCAGGACCAGCTACGACGTAGTCGGCATTCTCGTCTAAGTTACCGTGAGAGAGCCCTGGCAGCTGAGACCTCAAGCTCGCGAGCTTGAGCGCAGTCGCCGGAGCCTCGATCAGTGACTTAGAGCCTATCTGGGGCATGCGAGCTAAGTTAGACGAGAAGTGGTATCCGTAGTAGTTACCTATGCCCCTGTACTCGGTGAGTCTAGCGAACGACTCCTCCATCGTGGGTCTAGCCTGGTAGAACTTCTCTAGTGACTCGGCCATGCTAGCGATCCAGAGGATCATGTCGGAGGTGCGCATCTTTCGCTCTCTATCGTGAGAGCCCGGGGCTATCACCCACTCGTTAGTTAGCGGATTTTTGACGCCGCGCTTCTCGACCACGGTTTCTGCACGGCGAGCGTATCGACCGGCTTCAGTCTGCAGGCTGCTGCGCAGCTCAGTAGTTCCCCAGATCTGCTCCTTATTAGACTTAGCTACCTCTATATTATACATCAGATCGTAGAGGTAGTCAACGTCTAAGTGCAGGCGCTTAAAGTCTATGTACTGCGCGCTAGTCTTCCTGAGATATGACAAGTCTGCGGCGGTTCCGGTAATTATGTTGAGAGTTCTAGACGGGCCGTAGAACTTGACGATGGCAGAGTTTAGCAGCTTATTAGCGAACGACACTCCGGGATCGTAGAAGAGAGTGTCGTTTAGCCAGATGATCTCGTCGTGGAACGATCGATTCGGATGGAAGTACGGGACTGCCCGATCTTCTACAACGAAACCGGTTCCAAACTCTTCCTCGTGCGCGTACTTCTCTCGAACGTATTCGTCAAAAGTCTGGACCTGGCCGGACATCCTGACCGTCCACTCTCTGCAATTGAACTCGCGTATGAACTTTCCGAGAGACAGGCGTACGCTCTGGTCAGCCTCAGACAAGAGCTCTGCGCCCGTTTTTTCCAGGACGTCTCTAGTGTTCATGACTCAGCGCCGGCGATAGAAGAGATCGAATCCGTATAAAACTGAGTTAGCCTCGTGCGCGAACATGCTCCAATTCTTGCCCTTATTGAAGAATCCGTGCACAGGCGTGGCGGCGACTAGCTCAAACTGAGTCTCTAGGCGATGAGTATAGTCGTCAGCAAAGTCTTTACAGTAACTTGGCGAGTGGATCTCGAGCGAGAACTCTCGAACGCAGCTCGGGATCTTAAAGTCCCACAGCTCTAAGATCTCCCGCTCGGCCCCCTCGATGTCCATCTTCAGGTGAGTCGGACTGTAGCGATCGATCACGTCGTTGATGAACGCGTTTGGAACGGTCTCCGGTGTCAGATTAGATCGAACGACCTTCGGCGATATCGAGCCAGAGCAAGACGCCTGCTTAGACGGGCGATGATAGAAAATCACCGTCTCCTGAGTGCTGGCAGAGACAGCCGAGTATACTGCGTCGAACTGCAGCGACGGGTTAGACTCCGCCTCCGCGATATTCTTTCTCACCATCTCGTAGTTGCCTCGATTAGCTTCGTACGCCAGGTACTGGCGTACTCCAGCGCTTCGACACATGACGGAGAAGGAGCCGATGTGCGATCCCAGGTCGAGCACTCTCGAGTGCTCGTCTAGATTGAAGTGGACGTAGTTCTTCAGGCACTCGTTGACCATGGGCTTGTCTGACGCATCGCTCGGCCGCACCCAGACTCCCTTGTATAGCTTCAATTCGGACATGTTAAATTCCTTAGTTAGAGTAGTACGTTGTGCCTCTTCACTGACTCAGTGATCTCGCGATTAGCTAGCGCTCGGCACTCTTCGTAGGCGTCGTCGATCGTCATCTGAGTAGGAGGAGTCTTCTGCGTAGCCGCAGAAGGACCGCGCAGAGAACCGACCAGACCGAGCTCTTGAGCCACTTTTAGGTAGCGGACAGCGTCGATGACTACTCCAGCGGAGTTCGGAGAGTCCTGCACCGACAGTCGAGCGTCGAAGATAACGGGAGCGCCGCCGAAACCCTCAGCCTCGATGCGAAAGTGAGCTATCTTGTTATCTCCGTGATACGGAATATAGCTAGACGGACCGGCGTAGATTCCGTTCTTAGGAACCGGAATACCCCTGATGTCGTTCTGAGAGCGGATGACGTTCTCTTTAGAGATCTTCTTAGAAGCTAGCCGCGATTGGTCCATCATGTTGAGGAAGTCGGTGTTGCCGCCGTGATTGGTCTGCTCGTGAAACTTGACCTTCATTCCGCGGTTGAAGAACAGCTCCTGCAGCGCCTGAGATAGGACCGAGGCGCCGAGCTGAGACCGCATGTCGTCCCCGATTGCTGGGATGCGAGCCTTGCGCAGCCGCTTCTCCCAGTAAGGATCGGACACGATGAAGACCGGCATGCAGTTCACGAACGAGACCCTAGCCTCGATGCACGCTTCTACGTAGAAGCGAGTGGCGGTCTCAGATCCCACTGGCAGGTAGTTGAGTAGAACGTCGACGCGATTCTCGATCAGATCGCGAACGATATCTGACTTAGTCGGCTCCGGGTCGTGCGTGACGCGAAAGGACTCGTCTTCGGGCATAGTCAGCATGTGAGCGGCGACGCCATCATAGAGCGCGCCGCGCTTGACTAGTGCGTCGTCGGCGCCTGTATTAACTAGGAGACTCCGACTGTCTTCCGCGAGGATGTCCATGGCGCAGTTCGGCTTAGCATAGATGGCCTCGCTGAGAGGTCGGCCCACTTTTCGCGGGTCTACGTCGTAGGCCAGAACGAACTCGATGTCGCTGGCGGTGTATCCGCCGATACTAGCGAACGCTAGACCGTCTGTAACGTTGGTGGACGAGTATAGAGCTGCGCCCTCGACTAGAGACTTAGCGCAGTTACCGACGCCTACTACGGCGACGCGAATCTTAGACATGTAGAATCCTTTCTATGTCAGTTTAACGTCTAGCAGTCTCACTCGATGACTGCGCTTTGCCCGTTGCGGGAATAGGACGGCGCGGATATCCGCGCGAGTTTATTTAGCTACGTATTCGCGACAATCTTCTAGCTTCTCACGAATGAGCTCTTGATCATTGATCATCCGGTTAAGTCCAGAGGGATGCGGTAGCCTGTAGTGGTCTATGCCGAGATCGGTGAGTATCTCGGACACGAAGTTACCGAGACCGATAATCTTATCGTACTGAGTACTATAACTCAGTACTCGATCCGTGTCAACCATATTCTTAGCTACTCTACCGGGAGTCAAGACTACGTTAGCGAACGCGTAGTCGGTGACTCCTATGGACGTCATCCACTCTCTGAGTCTAGAGAGAGCGGAGGTCTTCGTGAGCTTCTGAGAAGAAGACGGGTTCATCCCGATGACGATCACTCTCACAGCGAGTAGTACTCCACGCTAGCTTCTTTGAACATCTCGGACGTGAGCTTGCTAGACTCGCGCCACTTGTCGGATATCGACACGGGATAGCAAGCGAACACTCGCTTGATACCGATCTGGATGATACCCTTAGCGCAGTCGGAGCAGACCGGGAGTCCGTACACGTACATGTCCGCCCCGTCTAGACTTGTGCCGTTGAGAGCTGCGTTGTAGATGCAGTTCATCTCACCGTGCACGATGAGCTTGTACTTCTCAGTGCGAGTGTTCAGTCGCTCAGGAGTGTCCTGGATGCCGCGAGGGAATCCGTTATACCCCTGAGCTAGAATCTGGCCACGGCTACCGACGGCCACAGCGGCCACCTTAGTGCTCGGATCCTTAGACCACTCAGAGATAGTCTTTGCTAGACTGAGATAGTTCAATACCCAGCGATCGGCCTGCATCACATCACCAAGTTGAAGTGGCGTTCATACACGTGAAGTGACCCGGCGTTCCAGTAGATGTCGCCCTCGACTACACCGAGGTTCTTAGCGAGCTTCTGCAGCACGTGCTTCTGCCACGCGTAGTCGTTGCGGTATCCGAATACTACGTCGTTCGATCGCATCTGGACGATAGCGTCCAGGCGGCCGTAGCGGACCATGTACTGCACCGCGTTCGTGCACATGAAGTCAGACATGCCGTCGCGGTTGTAGTCCTCCCACATGTTGGGGCGAGTGTAGATCATCACTGCGCGCCGAGAGTACGGATGTTCAGTCAGTTCCTTAACGACGTTGTCGTACTGTGATCCGTTCTGCTTGGAGAAGACGCACCAGCCGTAGTTGCTGTTGATGTAGCCGTTCTTATCAGCCACCTGCTTCCAGATGGTAGGTGGTCCGCCGGGGATGTCGTTTACACTCAGAGACTGCGACTCATACCACGCGAGTTCGCGATCGATGTAGTCCTGGTTAGGAGCGCCGAAGATGGTAGGCTCGTCTGCCACGAAGCTAGCAGACCGGATCTCGAGCATCTTGACGCCGGTCTTGTCTTCTATGAATACTTCATTCTTCAGGAGATACTGAAACTCCTGACGAATGTGGGTGACGTAGTTGCGCTGGTACATGATGCGCTCATGATGCATTAGTCGGTCTTCCTTCGATTGAAGAGATCGCGATTAGGATCCTGACCGGGGATCTCACCGCGTAGCCAGGACACTGCGAAGGATGCGTAGTTGATCAGGTCCTTGTAGGTATCCTCCAGCGACTCGAAGTTGGCGGTGTCGTGTGTGCCAGACTCGAGCAGAGACTGGGCGCGATACATCTTGCCCTGCATGATGTCGTGGATGGAGTCCACCCCGCGGCGATAGTGCATGGCCTGAGTGACGTTGGAGTTCGGATTCTGGTAGTCTTGTGACTTCTTGAGCTGGAGTGCGATGCACTCTTGCAGGACTTGCACGGATTCTCGAGTCTTCGGTTCGATCATGATGCCTCACAAATACTTAGACGGGGACAGAGCGCGCAAGCGATTTGCCGCGCTCTTACTTTGTACAATACCATACAGCTTGAGCTCTGTCAACTTAAAAAAGTAGCAGGTGTCGCTGTTGTATTCTCTTCTCTGCGGCAGCCGCGGCTTCAGAGATTCGTAGACATGGATGCCGTTTCCCTTTCCGATCTCGACGAAGAAGAGGCGGTCTGCGTTCATACACTTGACGATCTGGTTGGATCCGATGCAGAAGGAATCGAAGATCTTGATCGGGACGAGCGTCTTTACTTCTACGGTCTTAGAGTCGGCCAGCATATCCTTTACGCTGTCGAACTTATCCTCAGACATGAACACTTCATGTTCTGCGGCGAGAAGATCGAAGACGATCTTCTCGCCGATAGCGCCTATTTCGCTGATAGCTTTATTTCGACTGAGAGTCGAGTTCATCAGAAGATGTCGCTCAGCGTCCCGTGATTACCCTCGTGGGAGGGGGCAACCCAGCCCTCGGGCTTGATCAGGTCTGGGAGTCCCAGAGGGTTAGGTCGCGAGGCCTTAACACCTACCCGCTTGTTCATGTTAGCCTCGAGAACCGCGTTCCAAGCCCTGTGTGAGTCGACGTCGAAGGCATCGAGCGTACCGATAGCCACTACGCACAGATCTATCAGAGCGTCCACGACGTCCTCAGCGTTATCTGCGGATCGCAGCTCATCTAGTTCTTCTTGTAGAAAGTTAGCTCGGAACTCTAGAAACTTCCGAAGCTTCTCAGCGTTCATAGTCTTCATGGCCGGGTGCACGCCGTAGTGAGCGTGCATGCGGTTAATGTCTTCAACCCAATTAGTGCTCATGACATAGATCTCCTTAAGCCAGAATCCACTCTGGCGGTTGACGATTGGTCCAGCTGTGCATCCGAGCCTTGCCGACCTTGTAGTAGTTTCGGTAGTTGGTCACCGGGTCGTCACTGACGATGTACTGCGCGTCCATGGCGCAGGGCATCTCGGTCATGTCGTAGTCTCTCAGATTCTGGGGAGGGGACTGCAGACAATAA